TGGTCTTTCACAGTGAATTTAAGGGTGAAGGTTGTTCCTTTTGCAATTAGCTTGTCATCTTCATCATAGATTGCAGATCCCATGTGGCTATAAATGTTGCCATCTTCGTCATGCAATTTCTTGATATAGTAGACCCCATAATCGCCATCTTTTTTTATGCACCAATCCAAGGTCAAAGATTTCTCTAATCTGTCACCAACTTGACCAACATATTCAGATTGATACTTGGCTTTAATTTTTTTGGTCTTGAAAGCCACGTTTGAAAGGTAACTTTTGTGCTTGTAACCCATTTGCTGAATTGACCAAATCTCTGACTCCAATTGAGCTTTTGCAATCCTAGCCATCCTTCTTTTTTCAGAAGCCTTGATCACTGGGCGAAGCTCTTTAGCCGTGTAGACTCTGGCGGTGATATATCCTTTTGCATGGCAACCCCAACATCTTCCTTCATCAGTATTCCCAAAATGCAATAGGTATTTATTCCCATCACATTTTCCACAAGTTTTTTTAGCAACTTTTTTGCCGTCTAATTTAAAAACTTCCTTAACTGGAAACTCTAAATCTAAATCGTTTCTAAAATAAACTTCGGTCATTTTTTTCTCCATTGCTTTCCTAGACCCTTGGGTTTCGGGTGGGAGCAACCCACCCTCATCAGTAGGAATTAGGCGTATGATGTAGCTCCTTTCTCTTTGTGAAGATAGATGCCACGATTAACATCTGTGTATTCCTTTTCACCAACAAATTTGGCGAGTGCTTTAGCGACTTCAGAGAGATCATCTAAATCTCTAATATATCCTTCATCGTCAAGATGATAGATAGTCGTAGCTGATGGGTTCAGGATATCCATATAGCTTCTGGTTAGTTCAAGACCTAAAGCAGTAGCGATAAGGGTTAAATTTTGAAATTGATTGTTCATAATGAACACCTCCGTGTTGGTTGATTGATTCGCTTCGTACTATTACTTTACCATTTTGGTAATAGAAGTCAAGCCCCTTATTTTATTGGGTTATATTTGATTAGTAGTCTCTTATTGCTTTTTTTGACCGCTTCGGTAATACTGTTTTGGTAATGAAGGAGAATCAAAATTGCATATTGAGAAATTTTTAAAGAAAACGGGACAATCCTATAAAGAGTTTGCCACAAAGGTAGCGGTCACGCCTACATCTGTCTTTCGATACATAAAAGGGACACGATTGCCCGACAAGGAAACTTTGAAAAAAATCTATAAAGAAACTGAAGGTCAAGTCACGCCCAATGATTTCTTCTTGGATGAAGAAGATTATCAAAAAAAAAATTGGTTAGACAGGATTAGAAGCGTTGGGTGGTAGATCAGCCAAAATTAAAGGATCTGGCTTTGAAAGGGAGATTGTGACCTTGCTCAAGTCTTGGGGATGTAATGCCCAGCGCATTCCCCTCTCAGGGGCTTTAAAGGGTGACTACAGTGGTGATATCCGCTTTGGCAAGGCTCTAGGTCTAATTGGAGAATGTAAGCGCAGAAAGAGAGCTTGGAAGGATCTTTACGATGCCATTGCCCAAGATGATGAATCAGATGTTGTTTTTATCAGATCTGACAATGAAAAACCTTTGGCGGTGATGCCTATGGAAACTTTCGAAACTTTTTTAAAATGGAGCAATCAAATTGAGTGACCCAGTGAAATCACCAGCCCACTACACAAAGGGTAAAATAGAGTGTCACCAAGCCATTAGAGAAGCCCTTGGGGATGATGGGTACTGTTATTGGTGCATTGGCAATATTATGAAATATCTTTGGAGACACAAGCACAAGGATAATCCTATTCAGGATCTAGAGAAATGCCAGCAGTTTCTTGATATGATGATGCGAGTGAAAAAGGGAAGCCCCTATACGTGAGCTTCCCCGTTCTTCATGCTGATTTGATTGTAGCAACCATTCGCCCTAGAATTTTTATATTTGATTCATCAGTGATAGTTCCATAATCGCTATTTAATGGATTGTCTGTCGTAAAATTAGTTTGTCTGGTAATTGGGTTATAGGTGGATCGTGCTACAAATCTTTCCTGATTTGCATTTTCAAACACCAAAACCCCATCATCTTCTAAAACATTAATTTCTTTATTACAAATGATACAATCGCCTGCTTTGAAGGATGGAGACATCACATCATTTTCTAAAACATAGCCAAAGAGATCATCTTCGTTCAAACCCAGAAAATTACAGCAGGGGATTTTATCATCAATATACATCTCTGTTTTCCCTTCTGCATTTAAAAGTTTAATCTTCTTTATCGTTGGTTGGTTCAATTCCCCGACAATCTCAGCAATCGATACGTTTAGCACTTGGCTAAATTTCCGCAAAAGCGGAATGTTCAACCTTTGATCTTGGTTTTCGTACCTACTGATGGTGGCTGGGGTAGTATTCATCCTTACTGCAACATCAGCTTGCGATAATTGCTTTCTTTTTCGTATTTCCCGTAGTTGTGACACAACTTTATCCCTTCACCTTTAAACCGATTACTTTTTTCAATAATGGCTATAATCATAGAATTCCAATATTTCGCTAGATTTGCTCTAGCCCTAAACTTTTTTCGAAAACCCCCACACTTTCGCTTTTGACCTTTCCAATAAGACAAAGCTTCCTGAAGCGTTCCCTGTCGAGACAGGACGGGTGGGGCTTTTGAAGGGTTAGACCACGATGAAGGCCATGTCCCAAGGCCAATTGATCCAAGGGATGATAGCCTGACCAGAATGCCATTTGTATTGCGAATGGGCATGATCCCAAGCTTACACATTTTAGCATCAGGGATAGTGTTAAATTTATTGCGGTGACCATTATATGCAATCGGATTATTATCACTTAAATCCGATGTTGGTCGCACTTCACCACGCAAAATTTTAATATTTGCTGAATTCATTATTTGGTTCCTTTGTTCATACAGATCATTCTGGCATTATTACCAGAATGGTCACCTTGATTCCATTATTGTAATTTGTCAAGCAGATCTTCGGGCTTTAATTGCACATAACGTAACAAACAGCGCTGATCAGCGTGTCCACTGACAACCATCATTTCTGGAATGGTAAATGATTTTTCCGCCAAACGGGAAATAGCTTCGTGGCGCAAGTCATGGAATCTTAACGATTTTACGGGTGGATAGATTTTAGAAGCCTGATCTTTCCACCTTGACCACGCCAAGCCCAGAGCGTTGTTCGTAAATCCCAAAACAGTACGATTTTTTTGTTTGAATAATCGTCTGCAAATTTCGATGCATTTGCTGGACATGGGGATTGACCGCCCCCGTTTGGTCTTGGTGATTCGGGCTGGCAAGTTGATAAGTCTTCGATCAAAGTCCACCATATCCCAAGTGATCGAACACAGTTCATTTCTACGCATGGCGGTTTCAATCGCCAGATCCACCGCTTCAATGATGTTACTTTCTCTGGGGCGAAGGGCATGAGTACGCATCAAGGCTTGGCGGTCTTCCTGTGTCATTCTTCGATCTCTTTTTATATCCGCTCCTTTGATGGGAACTTTTTTGAAGACCTTGGTTTTGTATCCACCTAGCTTAAATGATGCTTTTAAGACCTGAAATTCCTTCACGACTGTCGCTGGTTTTACGCCATCTGATAATCGTTTGGCGAGAAAGTCCCTCAAGTGATTCGCTTTAAAGTCGGTAACTTGAAGCGTATTTTGCTCTAAAAAGTATGTCCTCACGACATTGGCCTTTTTGGATCGAATATAGTCTGTTTGCTTACTGAACAGGGTTAGTATTTCGGGTATGGTTGTCATAATAAAGTCCTTCTTTTCAAGGTTAAAGTTGCAAAATGGTTCGTTGGTTCGGTTCATTTCGCCCTTAAAAAAAGGCTTCTGGAGCGGGCGAAGAGATTCGAACTCTCGACATTTACCTTGGCAATGCCAGATCTGTCTAGCGAACACTAGTTGAAACTAATTTTGTCTTTTCTCTTTAAATTAGAATTTCTCTCTTTACTTTGAGATATGAAAACCTTCTAATATAAGTACCTCAATAGAAAGTTCATCTTTCCCTCCAGCCCCCTATGTCTTACTTCCTCCCAACTTGACATAGGGGGTTTTTTCGTTCAATACTGAG